GCCATTAAGAACGGCTAAACCACTAGCGGCATTTGTATTATTGCCTAATGCAGTAGCTACGCCTGTTCCAAATGCTGTTATTCCAGTACCACCATTGGCTACCGGCAATGTGCCAGTGACATGCGTGGTTAAGCCAATGCTTCCCCAAGATGGTGCGGTTCCTACACCACCAGAAATAAGGGCTTTACCTGTTCCAACACCTGCAAGTTTTGATAATGCCGATGTTGTGGAAGCGTATAATATATCACCAATAGTATAACTTGACTGACCAGTTCCACCTTGAGACGCAGTAGCAGTGCCAGAAATATCCGTAAATGCTGGCTGTGCATACGAAACGCTGCCATCTGTCCCGATAGCAGTCAGGAAATAATTAGCTAATGCCGCCTTTGCTTTAACGCCGCCTAATGTTGTTGACGTAGGCGTTGGCAATAATGAGGATGAAACAGTTCCGGTTGAAAGATTAGACGCACTCAATCCGGTTAATGCAGAGCCATCTACGGCGGGTAATTTAGCTGACCCATCCAAACGAACAAGGTTATTCGCGCTTGTTCCAGACTGTAAATCTGCTGCCAATGGCGTGACAAAAACTAATGACGAGCTATCAGCAGCAATTGGAGATCCACTATTAGAAGATGCTGTAACAGATCGAGATAATGTATATGTCGATCCGCTTACGGCTATTGTTCCAACACCAAGCTCCCATGAAGATCCATCTTCAATTACATATGGAACTGTATCGCCATTGCTTACACCAGCGCCAGCAAGGTCTTGAAACCCGATTACAGCGCTTCCTAACGTAATAATTCCCGATCCAGGCGAACCAGAAACAGTCATTTTTACGCGGTTGACGATCTTATTAGCCATATGTCAGCTTCCGTCTGGATTAATTAAATTAGCTTTCAGTAATCGTGCTTGATGTCGTCAATTGTGGAGTAACGCCAGAAGCAACAGAAATATTTGGCGTCACTGTTCCAGAATAAAGCAGCGTCCCGTTTCCATTAGATGCCGTTCCTACACCAAAGTAAGTAATCGTTGACGTTCCAGCTGTGCAGGGAGGAAAGCTAATTAATGCTGCCGGAGATACTGAGTTAGTTGTTACAGTCCAGCCAGAACTTGAACGAGCTACGCCTACCCGAGCATAGCCTGTATAGGTCGTTTCATAGCTAGATTGATTTCCTGACGCAGTAGGATCTGCTGTGTGCAGGGAAACATATAATGAACCCGCAGTTGACGATCCTCTTAAACCAGTGGTGTCACCGATATTTGCAGCATTATTGTTGTTAAACAACAACTGCAATAACGCATTATCCCATGCACTAGATTTAGCCATTGTAAGTCCTCAGTTAAAAACTTCTGCGTCTAGCAATAAGAGATGTTTGACTTCTCATTGCTCTTTCGCTTTCCATGCGTAGATCATCCATTCCCTGGCCAACTAATGCTAACCAGGTTGCTACTCTTTCATCATTATTGAGATATGGAGCCGCAGCAGCCAATGATTGATACAAATAAAGATCCGGCGCTTTTTGAATGAGCCAATTAGATCCATTTGTAGCAGTCAAAGCAGGTATTCTTGCGTAATAAACGCAGGTTAATGTAACTGGCGTTGTTGTTGGCTTTGGAACCAACTCAAATAAACCATCAATTATTGTGTAATATCTAGTATCACCACTCATAGATCCTGCTTGATAAATAGCAGCTTCATTTGGTGATATATATTGCAATGGTGTTTTAGTTCCACCTGTAGACGATGGCGGTAATTCTAATTGATATGTTTCTAACCAATCATTTGGAACTGGAACAAACTCATTACTTGTTGTCGCAACCTGGCGAGAAATCATATCCCTAGTGCGGATGTTTCTATTAAACTTTGCCTCTGCTAAAGCAATAAAATCCGGTATTTGAGAAGTTAAATCACTCCTATTAAGCCAATCAGCTATTCCAGCGTTTAGCTCGGTGTAATTAGTTAATGACATATATTACACCCTAAAATCTCGTAAGCGATATGGAGCCGCTTCGATTGAGTTCCACCATTTGCGCCGTCTATCCATGTCGTTCCAAATTCCGCGCTTCATTAAATCGTAAAGCACGATCACTGGTATTGATCCGATCGGTGCGATATCGCCCAAGCGCTGATTTTTTGAAAAGCTTTCTCGGCTCTCATGCGCCCATTTACGGATCTGCGTATCGTCTTGCGTATTCTGAAAATGAATGACGCCATCATTGTCGATCTTAATTCTTTGTTTAACGCCAGTTACTGGATCGTAATCAAAGTTATGATCGTCTAATTCTCTGTATTGTTCGGCCATTATTCAGCCCATAAAAAAAGGGCCGCACATGGCGACCCTTCTGGTTGTTAGTTTTAGCTACAATTAAGACGTAGCAAGATCCGCGATCGTCGCGTGAGCTTTCTCAGTCTGAACAACAAGCGTGTATTCAGCGAGCATTTGCGTGCGACGGCTATCGCCGGTCTTTGCCAGCGGGTTGCGCTGGAAAGGACGCAGATAAGCGATCTTGACATACTCAGGATCAATCAGATGGACGAAACTTTCATCCGTGAATAGATCCGGAACAACGTCGAGGTTTCCGAAATCAGAAACATAAACGTCAGCGGCGCCCAAAATGAAGGTCTGTTTTGGGTCATTCACGTTAACGCGGTTGACCGCGATACCGGAAAATAGCGAAAACTTCACTTTGTTAAATGGACCCGTAAGAGCCATTTTCACTTCGCCACCGCTTGACCACAGCGAAGAGATCGCCGTTTTCAGCATGGCTTCGGTGAATGCGTCACCCGTTTTCGTTCCCGTCCAACCAGCGTTTGGATAACCATCCGTGGTTGAGGAAAGTGTTGGAGCGGTCAAACCGTTCGCAACAGTGTTGGTTTTGATCCAAGCAGGGAAACCAGCAAGCTTACGAGCCGTTGACGCGTTGCCAACAACTGCAGCCTGGTTTGACAGCAGGATCGTTTCCATGTCGCGCTTTAATTCGCGGCCTCTCTTGGCTAAAAGATAAGCCTCGACCGTTTTCATACCTGCCGTATCAACCGAGCCAGAGGTGCCTGATACGTTGATCACTTTGTCAGAGATCTGCGTGTAGTTACCAACACGGTTTGTAGCAGTAAATGACGTATCGGAAGCGTCAGCGCCTTCGACGCGTGCATTGCTGCCATCTGGCGAAGCAAGCACATCGGTCTGCCATTCGTGGTATGTCTGATCAGCCGTTGTGCGGCCAATGTTTGACATAAAAGGGGTTCGAGTAGGGGATATATTGTAGATAATATCTTCGAGATCCTCGCGGATGCTCTTAGAATAACCATAGGTAGTTACAGTAGCCATTGACCTCTAGTCCTTTCAAAGAAGTGAGCGGATTGCGGCAGCTGCATCTTCAAGCTTGCCGGTTTCTGCGAGACGACTTCGTAAGACTTGAGCCTCTTTTGCTCTGCGAGGGGCCGGTGAATTGACCGGTGGAACTGGACGCAATGCTTTTTCAAGCGGGGCATCCGGTCTAGGTTTACGCGAAGATAACTGGCGATATTTCATCGCATCGCGTGCAAGTAAAATCGCTCTATGGTCATAAGCCTGGTCTATTTCCTCGTCGGAATAACCAGCCTCATTCAAGAACGACCGTAATTGCTGACGCTCTTTGTCGTAAACCTTTTGATCTTTCCACTCTGGAACGCTTTCCAACAGTTTTGCATAGCCATTAGATACAAGTGATTTGATTTGTTTGGCTTGCTCTTCCTGCTGGACACTTTGCAGACGTTGCATTTCTGCATTCGCTGCATTGATGCGTCCAAGTTTCTCTTCATACTCGTCTTTTGCGAGCATGTAAGAAAGCGGATCAGTTTCACGCATTCTCGGATCTGGTGGCTGTGGCATCGCCGCCTGGATCTGCTGCGTTAGTGCAGGCAGAAGCTGGGCGTATTGCGCACGCTCTTCCTGTATCCGTTGAGCCTCTGCATGGAAGGCTTTACGCTCTTCAGCTAGGGCTTGCGTCTTACGGGTATAATCGGCGTGCCTCAGAACACTGGATTGCAACTCCTGCTCAGTGAACTGAACATCCTTGCCGTCTATTTTAACGGTGAATGTGCGTTCTTCTGGCTCGTCGCCTTCAGTTTCTTCATTGGCTTCGTCGTTTGGAGCTTCTGCTTCGTCCCCCGTCTGATCTTCCGATCCTTCCGAGGCCGTCTCTTGGGCATCGTCTCCAGTGTCGGCAGTTTCTTCAACTTCTGGCGTCTCTGTCTCTGCCTGAGATACTTTGTCAGCGTTGGCTGTCTTTCGTTTCTCCGTATTACCGGACAAAAGCTTTTCAATTGCTGCCGCAGCATCAGTGACTGAACCGGCGCCATCGCCTGGCGTTGTCGACGCAGTCGTTATTGTGTTTTCCATGTTTAGGGAGCCTTAAATAAAAAACCCGCCGGATGAGGGCGGGTCTTGGTCGCGTTGGCTAAATTACCGGATGCTATTCGTCAGCATGTCCCGATATCGAGCGGAGCTTCACGCGTCTCTCCGCTTGAGCCTTTGAGAGCTTTTTGCTCTCGATTAGTGAAACCAGGCGTTCCTTAAACATCCGCGCACCCCTGACGCGGTTAAAAGCTTCTTCACGCTCCTCAGTCGTTCTAAAACTTCCAGACGCCCACATATCGACGATGCCTTTATCAAGCTCGTCCATCGCTTTGTTGAAGGCTTCAGACTGAAGGATGTATTCAGCCTCATTACCGAGGCGCGTAATGTCGTCCGTCACTGTGGCATGGCCTGTTGTGGCATTTGCTGGCTAGAATGCGGCTGTTGTGGTGGCTGACCAGGTTGTTGGGCCTGCTGCTGAGCCTGTATGCCAATCTGAGCTAATATTTGAGCTGATGCTTGCTTCTCATTGTTGATCAGCATGTCTGCCAGTTTTTGAATATCTGGCCGTGGCCGTTGTGTTAAAGCTACAATTTGCTGCCAATCTACTTGTAAGCCAAACTTGCCGGCAATCTCTGCAGCTTTAAGAATTATATCCGCTTCCATATTGTCGCGCTTGAAGTCCTCTTCCAATTGCAATTTGGCGCGATCAATCGCTTGAGCCTCAAGCTTCGCAAATGTATCTGCTTGTGCTTTAGCGAGCTCAACCTTGGCTAGGAGAACATTTGGATCTTGCTGGTTAGCTTTTTGCTGCTGATCCATTTGCGCCATTTGCTGATCAATCTGAGCAGTAATTGGCGTAAAAAAGCTTTCTGGGTTTTTAAATCCGGCTTTTCGCACAATCTGGCTTAGCGTTTGCTGATACTGGCTCAACTTAACCAGCGGATTGCTTGGTCCAAGAAGCTGAAGGATCTGCTCTTGCTTTTGAGCGATCTGCGTTAAAAATGCCATTTGCTGAGCATCATCACCGCGACCTAAAGCGACCGCGACAGAACAATCCATGTTCTCGTCCCAGATGGTCGGATCGACCGGAACCCAGTTACCTCTCAATCTAACAATAAGCGGCTTGTCCTGGTGTCTGCAGATAAGCTTTAGCATTCCAGTAAATAGCTGTTTCATGCCCGTCTCTGCGAATGTGCGAGCAATGATTTCTATTCTTTCCTGGGCCGCGCTAATTTGAGCTGTGACTGCTGCCTTTGTCGTAGACTGTAGTAAGTCAGCATCCAAACCTTGGCTTGCCGGCGTCACACCGGTGCGCTGAGCTTTGATCTCGTCCAAGTATTCCAGGATCGGCATTGCTGATTGGCCGACAAACGGCGTGGACATGTCCTGGACCGCACCGATCTGCCTGGTTCTGACGATCGCGCCAACTTCTTTGTTAAGCACATCGTCCATATTGACCTGGCCCTCGACAACTACTGTGCGAGGGAATATCGACTGAGCCAAACTATCCAATGTCGCTCGTAATACATGCGACTTGATACGCTGCAGATCCATCGTAACATCAGCCACTGAATGACCGAATACAGCATGAGGCTCTGGATCTGGGCAGAACACCGCAAACGGCGCATGGTCTACCACTTCATCTTTTAAGATATAGCAGCCAGTGCCGATCGCATGAATGCATCTTAATTCAGCAATACCGTCGCCATCTTTGTCAACATGCATGTATATTTTCATATACTTTACGCGAAGCATTGAAGGATCTGGTGGATACTCAGGCCAGGCAAACCCTGGATTTCTTATTGTCTCTTCATAGTTCCAATACCAGGTCTGATCTTGACCAGGGGCGCCATGCTCGCGGATCTCGTCCTCATCAAACCCCATTTGAACAAGTTCAGAAACAGTGAGCATGTCTCGGTAAGCAATAAGATCAAAGAATTTATCAGTATCTCTTGCTCGACGGTCGATGACAAAACTTTCCGGCGGTAAAGCTCTGACGCGATACTTCCTCTGTCGGTCAATCGTTCTTACCTGGCAGCGATATGTCTGCTGCTCACCAGGAATTACCGGCTCTGGTTCAATTGATGTAAACTCAGCATCTGGATGCTGTTGCTGAAACATCATTATTTCTTGCTCAAGCAAGCCAGAGAATTTTTTCTCAATAACCCGATCGTCAGCTTCTGCCCACCAGGTGATCACACCTAGCTTCTTTAATAAGGCATCCTTAAAGGCTGACATGATGACTTGATAGCCAGGGTTCATTTCCTGGAAGATAAAGTTCACCGCATCTGATGCTTGCTCAGCTATCTGAATGCCGTTTGCAGTTCGCGGCATATATTCAACTATTCTGTCTCCAGAGCTGAATATGCGCATCAAGCTCGGCAGGATAGATTGAATAGTGTCTCTTACTTCAGAGAGAACGATCTGAGATCTTCCCTCTTCTTCATCGCCAAAAGGTGCAGCGCGATAATATTCAGCAGCAGAAATACGAGCAGGCGATATAACCGTATCGACATAATTCTCTGCCTGTTCGTAAGCCTGGAATACGCGAGACTGAAATTCGACCGGATCTAGTGGGCGATATTCCTCACGATCAGTGGTCGGCGAAGATATATCACCCTGCTGCTGGCTCGAGATGCCAACATAAGCAGAGTTATCTCCACCTTCATTCATGCCTTGTGTGGTGTTTCTTACACCATCGACATATTTCGGGCGCAGCCTTGAACTAACCCCGTCATCATCATTCACTAGATCACGATTAGATCCAGCAAAATTTGAGCGAGAGGTATTTTCAGGAGCATCTATTGGAGATGCGCGACCTCGTCTGCGCCGAGCCATTTATATTCCTTACCAGCGACCGTGGCCGTTCGTGATTTTACCACCGCCATCGCGGGTCAACACTTTATCTTTGGCATTCGATGCTTTCGCATTACCGCGAGCATCATCCTGGTCGCCGCGGTCGTAATCAAGACCTTTTGTGCGCGTGCCTTGATCAACTGGATCGCCAGATTGATTATTCTCAGGCCATCCGGTCTGCAGGCCGTATGCAGTTTGCTTGTCTTTAGCCATGTATCACCTCAACAAATTGAAACCCGTCGCAATATTGGCTTGCCGGTTTGCCATTTTAATGCCCTGCCGCCTATCAATGCTGCCTGCCCAGCAAATGTGAGACACAAGGCATCAGCTAAGTCAGGCGATCGCAGTCCTCTGCGTTTCATCTCCGACTTGCCTTCAACTTTAATCTTGCCATTAGATGTAAATGAATATGTCGGGCCAATTAGCTCCTGACGTAACTCATCATCTTTTGGTATTTTAACAGCTCTCGTCTCAAGCCATTCTTTAGCGGATAGCCAAAGCTCGTCTCTTAAACGTGCCGCTTGTTGGTTAAGTGCCACGCTCTCTGAGACGTTGACATCGCGCACGTTAAGACCAAGTTCACGCAAACGATCGGCAACACCACCACCAAGGCCAATGCTATCGACCATAATTTCCTCGGGATTATCCATACCAGCTTCATGGACAATCCTTCCAACAGTTCCCATTAGATCTTCGCCAGACCAATGCTTGAAACCGAGAACGACATTACCCTGTCTCTTACAGATAACAGTTCTGTCGTCACCAAAACGCGCAACGTCGATGCCGTAATAAATAGGCTCGGCGGGATTAAGAACCACATCACGATCCATCGCCGCGTCAACTAGCTCGGCGGGGATTAAGCTATCATCATCTTTTAAAGCAAACTCGCCAAGCACCCGAACACGAAACGCATTCGAGCTGTCGCCATAAGTCGTCGAGATCTGCTTGATAAAGTCTTTGCTGACTAACCGATTATCTAGACAACTAACATGCATCGTTTTCCAATCACTGGATAACTGATGATGCGTTTTAAAAAATAACCCCGTATTCCTGGTCGGGTTTCCGATTAAAACGGTCGTCGCCGCGTGGCCTGACATTGATCCGGCGGCACTCTCGAAAACTGCCTCGGGTATAGCGCTCGCTTCGTCGCAGATAAGCAACACATGTTCGCTATGAACACCGGCGAGGGCTTCTGGTCGCTCTGCCGAACTTGTCCTGGCAGATATGAAGCTACTTTCCGGCGCACCGCGTTGAACAATTCGATCAGTGAATACTTCAATCGTCTCTCGCAAAGGTTCCGGTAATTTATTGCACCAATGCTTTACTTCCGAGAATAACGCATCAAACAACTGGCCAGCAGTCGGTGCAGTACACACAGCCTTTTGAGGCATTCGGGTCAGCATGTGCCAGATAAGCAACCAGGCGCAGGCAGTAGACTTGCCAACACCGTGGCCAGCTCTAACCGAGATCCGGCGCTCGCCTTTAGCGACATGCTCCATAAAATCAGCTTGCCAGGGCAAAGGCTCAGCCTTCAAAACCTCTCTGACAAACTTTACCGGCTGATCTCGATAAGCTTTGACAAAACTC